AGGATATTATAAATTTGTAAGCCATGACACCAAGAGAAAAAGCGCATGATTTACTTAAGAAGTATTTCATGATTTATCAAAGTTATCCTTACAATAGAGAAGCTGCACTAATTGCAGTAGATGAGATTTTATTCTCAGGAGTTCATAAGGAAAACTATTATCTAGATAAATCACTAGGATATACAATTACTTTTAAAGAATACTATCAAGAAGTCAAACAAGAAATTTTATCAATAGATAGAGAAATAACAAGGGCAGAAAGCCAAGAAGCTAGAGCAGATAAATTCAACGAAGACCTTTATTAATATGACACCGAAAGAAAAAGCAAAGGACTTGGTCCGCAGATTTTACCAGGCTATTGGAGATTTCGACATCGCCAAGCAGTGCGCTGGGATTGCAGTCTATGAGATCATAGATGAGAAAACAGACTACGAAGAAGACTCTGCCTATTGGCAGGAGGTGCGATTTGAAGTCTATGCCCTTGGAATAATATGACAGCGAAAGAAAAAGCAGACGATATAATCAACTATATCAGCGATACTCATCTAAAGCAATACGGAAAGATTCAGATGAAATACGTCCTAGAAGAAGCACTGGAAAACTCCAGGCTAATCATTAAAAATCGTATCATCGATGGACTAGATGCGACGTACTGGCGCGAGGTAGTTAGTCACATAAAGGAAAGACAATGACACTAGAGGACCAATGCTTTCACGCTGTGGTAAACGTGCGAATCGCACACGAACAGCAAACGATTTCGGACTATTCTAAGATTATGAAATATTATAATCCAGAGGTCAAAGCTTTCGATCTGATCCTTGATAAGATCAGCGAAGCGGAGGCAGAAATCCAGCGATTAACTGATCTATTAAATTCTTAGAAATAATTTGTTATTTAAAAAATCTTTTTTAAATTTGAGAACAATAAGCCAAGAGGGTAGGAGTTCTTGGGTTATTTAAGGGTTTAAAAAACCGAAGCCAGATTTGCACTCCTACGCAGACTGGCTTTTTTTATTTTATTATTATGCAAAAAGACGCTTATTATTTCCCTCACTTCTGTAACGCTAGACACGATCGCAAAATTAAGCGATTAAGAAAGGAGCTAGGACTGGAAGGATACGGAATTTATTTCATGCTATTAGAGACGCTCAGAGAACAGCAAGACTTAATGTATCCGATCGATGACATCGATCTATTAGCTGAAGAGTTTGGGACATCTGAGCAGAAGATCAGAGTCGTGATCTGCAACTACGAATTATTTCAACTAGATCCAGAACAGAAATTCTTTTCTCCTAAAATGTTAGTTTATCTAGAGCCCTATTTTAAGATGAAAGAACAGCGCAGAGAGGCCGGCTTAAAGTCTGCTGCTAAGAGACTTAGCAACGACCGTTCAACGACCGTTCAACGACCGTTCAACAAAGTAAAGGAAAGTAAAGAAGAAGAAAGTAAAGAAGAGAAAAATAAAGTAGAAATTAAAACTACTTATTCTTTGAATCCATTAAGGAATGAATTGTTTGAAAAGTGGATCAAATACAAGAAAGAAAAAAAATCTACTTACACGCCTTCTGGAATTAATCAACTCCTTAAAGAATGGGAAGAAGTTCCAACAGCTGACTTAGAGAAAGCTATAAATCTAAGTATCGCCAATAACTGGCAAGGACTATTCCCTCCTAAAAAAAATAATTTTATTCCAGGAAGTAATGATTCTAAAAATTCTACTACCTTGCAAGACAAACCTATAATAAATCAAGAATGGCTTTAAAACTAAACCTTAGCGATCTACACCTGGAGAAGGATATCATCGCTCACTTACTAAGCTATCCTCACTTATTTTCGGAGGCTGACAAAATAATCAATGCTGAATCGTTCACTGATACTTTATTCAAGGCGTCATATTTGGCGTTTAAGGAACTATCTCTAGAAGATAAGAGAATCACTAGAGCAGATGTATTTCGTGTCCTTAAAAGCAAAGAAAAAGAGAAAGGAATTTCTTCGGAGCTGGTCCTAAAATTAATGCCAGACCGAGTGATCAACTTGGAAGACTCCTGCTATCTGCTAAAAGAGACAGAAGGAAAGAGAAGATTTCACGATCTTGCCTTCAAGATCCAGGCAGCGATCCTAGATAACAAGGAAGTCTCAGACTTACAGACGATCATCGAGAAAGAGATGGACTCACTAGAGCGATCTATCGAATCGACAGAGGTATTCGACATCGCTAATCTTTACGACGATGTGATCAATCGCCTAGAGGCAAACGCTGGAAAGATAAAATTCTCAGGGATAGACACTGGATCGCGTGAACTTAACTATATCCTTGGAGGATTCCAGGAAGGGATGACGGTCATCGCTGGGCGTCCTGGTATGGGAAAGACTATCGCAGGATTACAACACGCTAAAAGCGCAGCGAAATCTGGTAAACGAGTTTTATTTCTTTCCTTGGAGATGCCTAAAGAGTCGCTAATGTTTCGCCTTATCAGCTCGGAAAATCACGACTACAAATACAGTGATCTAAAAGCTAACCGAGTGAAGCCAGATGACATTCTAAAAATCAGGAACTCAAACGCTTCGATCCTTAAATCGCTTCCGATCTTCTTCTATGACTCCGATAATCGCGATATCAACTATCTATCTATGATTCTGACATCGGAAGCCAAGCGCAATAAAATTGACCTGGTAGTCATCGACTATTTGCAACTGATCAGAGACAATCAACTCAAGGATCAGTCAGATTTTGCTCAGGTTTCTTCCGTATCGAATAAGATCCAGAAGCTAACCAGGAAGCTAAAGATTCCAATTATCGCTTTGTCTCAGCTATCCAGGGGAATCGAGGGAAGGTCCTCAAGACTTCCACAGCTCTCAGACATTAGAAGCTCTGGGAATGTCGAGCAGGACGCGATTGCGGTGATCGGATTATATCGCGACGATTACTATAAATACACCGACGCCAGGGCCAACAATACAGCAAAAGGACCGGACGATAATATCCTTAACTATGTGATCCTTAAAAATCGAGACGGGGAGACTTGCACGATCGATCGCTATGTGGATGTGACTACCAATCGAATCGCTGATTCTTATGATGAGCTTAGGGCTTATCAGAATATAGGACTTACATCTGGAGACGAAGCGCTGAAGCAATTAAAGAATTTATTTGAGGAATCTAAATTTTAATTAATGAAAACAATAAACTCACTAAGCGGAGGCAAAACATCAAGCTATCTAGCTAAACACTTTCCTGCGGATTACAATATCTTCTCATTGGTTAGAATCGAGGACAAAAGATGCACTCCAAAGGATGCGAAACTAGTTCAATTTGTTTCAGATAAAATCGGTCAGGAGTTTATTGCCACAGCTGAATCAGATATCACGCTAAAGGCGGTTATTGATTTAGAGCAATTAATCGGGCAAGAGATAGTCTGGGTAACTGGCAGAACATTTGAGCAGGTTAATCGCAAAGCAACTGGAGGCAAAGGATTGCCAAATCAGCAATGGAGATTTTGCACAACTGAAATGAAGATGAGACCGATTTGGGATTGGTGGTTTAAAAACATTAACGAGAAGGTAAAGATGGGCATCGGGTTTAGATATGATGAGATGGAAAGAGCTGATCGCTTATCGACTACATTTAAGGGAATTGTAGGACAATCTGCAAACGGAAGAAATAAATGGGATGAGATAGAATGGCGAGAAGGATATTTCCCTTTGATTGAAAATCGAATCACTCACTACGATGTTAAGAAGTGGGCAGACTCAACTCCTTTAATTTTCCCAGCCGACTCAAACTGTGTAGGATGCTTTCACAAACCAATGCAACAGCTTAGAAAAAACTGGGATTTAGAACCTGAGAAAATGCAGTGGTTCGCTGAGCAGGAATCCAAAACAAAGAAGTGGAAAAAAGAAGGAACCTACTTTCAATTTAAGGAGATAGGCTTGCAGATGGATTTCCATTTTGGAACCGGATCAGGATGTCAAGCTGGATTTTGCACTGACTAATATGGAAGAGATTTTAAAAATTTTTATACTTACTTTTTTACAGAATGCGAGTTTTACATTAGTCAGTAGAGCTAGAAATAGCAAAAGCATTTCTTATAATGCTATTGCGTCAATCTTATCAAATGGAATTTGGCTGTTGGTTTTAAAAAATGTAATTACTAATTTCGATAAGCCTTCTCTTATGTTTGCTTATGTTTTTGGATCTACAATTGGTAGCACTG